CTCGCGGACGAGCTTTTCGTAGGCCGCGGGGTCCGCCTCGTACCGGGCGGCGATGGCCTCGGCGAGCAGCTCGCGCACGATCTCGCCCTGCCGCAGGTACTGGTAGCCGGCCTCGCGGGCCACCCGGTCGGCCTCGCCGAGGACGTACTCCCTCGTCTGCGCATCGACCATGACGTGAAGCTGCTTGGTGTAGGCGCTGCGCGCGGCCGGAGACCTCGGCGGGGCGACAGCGGTCGCGTTTGTCGTCATGGTCAAACCCTAGCAGCAAACCTGCTAGGTCGTACAGGTTGTGCACCTGCTAGGTACCTGCTAAGGTTCATCTCATGACGAAGCGAACGGCGCGGCTCATCGGAACCCTGATGGTGATCATCTCCGTCGGCCTGCTGGCCGGCGTGGCGCTTCAGGCTCTGGGGAGGTGACCTCATGATCCGGATCTACCTGGCCGTCGGCCTGCTGGCCCTGCGCGTACGGCTCGACGCCCGCCGGGCGCGCCTCGCCTACGTCGGCACCCACTGGGCGGTTGCGTGATGCGGCCTGCCACGCGGCACCTGCGCTGCCCGTTCCCGCCGTGCACCGCGGAGTGGTGGTTCGGCGACCTCGGTCAGGACGTGGTCCCGCTGCACGCCCCGAAGACGGCGCCGGCCTGGACGTCGGGAGCCGCGTGCCCCGGGTCGCTGATGACCTACCAGCCCGACTCCGACGTCCTCGCGCCGCCGGACACGGCGAAGATCCAGCGTGCGTACGCGGCATACCTCGCGCTGGCCGGCGAGCCGCTCCCGAGCGCCTACCTCGGCGCGCCGGTGGGGCGGCCGGCTGACCAGCCGGAGGAGTACTACTTCCCGGGCCGACCGGCCGATGCGCCGGAGCCAGGACCGGGGGATCCACACCCCGCCGTCGAGATCGGCGCAGGTCACCACCTAGGAAAGGCGGAGATGGAAAATTCACACAGCACCACGAAGGGGCTGGCGATGCTGGCCGTCAATCAGATGGGCCTCACGCAGGACCTGTTGGCCAGGATGACGGCCGCTGTCGACGAGGCCGAGGCGGTAGCCATCGCCGCGGAGTCGCAGATTCGGTCGGTCCAGGGCCTCGTCAGCGCGTGCGTCGGTACGGGGGCGGACGCGCCGACGAGCGGCGAGCGCATGGCCGAGCAGACGTCCCTGGCCGCGGACACGATCGGGGGCGAGAACAACATCGGTAACGCCCTGGCGCTGGCCAAGCAGCGTATTGCCGACGCGCACCGGCAGATCGCCGTCGCCGCCGAAGAGGGGCGCCGCTACATCGGGCAGCTCAGCTAGTGACCTACGAGGACGTGCACGCGGGTGACCACGTGCACGGCCACGACGGAGCGGTGTGGGGCGTGGCCGAGATCGACCACGCCCCCCCGCTTCGGGTCGTTCTCGTCCGCCCGGGGCACCGGGTGCAAGGATGGCCACCGGCCGGCACGCCGGTCACGATCGTGCACCGTGAGGCCGATACCGGCGCCGAGGCACTGGCCTGGCAGGCGCTGGCCGACGCCGGCTTGGCGCCGCAACTCTTGGGAGAGAGGTTCGCAGGATGATGGAGTGGCTGGCCGACAAGGCGATCATGCTCGGGGCGCTCGTCCTCGTGCTGCCCGCGGTGGCGCTGACCGTGGGGCCGGTGATCTGGTGAGGTTCGGGGGTGATCAGCCGTACGTCTCGGCGCTCGACGGCCGGCGGCAACGGGCCCGCGAGGCAGGGCAGGACAGGTACGACCCGGACCGCGACGGCGGAGCGATCTTCGCGGCATGCCTCGACGACGCAATCGAGACGGCGACGCGGGTGCAGATCACGCCCGAGGTGCTCGCTGCTGCCCGCGCAGCGTGGCGTGCGGCCAGGGGGAGCTGGACGGAAGACCCCGGCCCCCGGGAGTGGGTCGCCGCCGCGTTCCGCGCGGCCGGCTTCGAGGTCGAGGAATAGGGACAGGGGAGAGATGACGACGGAGACGATGACGGCCACGGCCGTGAAGTCGGGGCCGATGCCCACCGGCGGCCGGTGGGGTTGGTATATGGATCACGAGGGCTACGAATACCGTCGGGTTTCGAAGCTGGTCAAGTACGCCGAGACGGACACGTACAACCTTGATCAGTGGATGAAACGGCAGGTCGCCGAGGGGCTGGCCATCCGCGACGACCTCGTTCTCGCGGTCAAGGCAATGGGCCGGCCGGACCCGATCGAGGGCTGGTCGAAGGAGGCCAAGGCCAAGCTCGACAGCATCGCCAAGGACGCGATGAACGCTGCAAAGCAGGCCGACGGCGCCCGCAGCGGCACGGCGATGCACGACCTCACCGAGCGCCTCGACCGCGGGGAGGATCTCGAAAACGTCGTCAAGGGACTGCCGGCGACCGCCGCGGGCGGCCTGCGCGCGTACGCGTTCCTCCGCCGGGAGAACGGCTGGCGGAGCGTGGCCATCGAGCGCACAGTGGTCTGTGACGAGCTCGACGTGGCCGGCACCTTCGACCGGATCGATGAGGTCCCGGGGCTGACCGCCATGCTCGGCCCGGGGCGGTGCCAGTACGGGGACGAGTGCCCGGACGCGGGACTACCCGGCCACGGCGACGCGGTCGTGGTGGATGTGAAGACCGAGACGTCGCCGTGGAGAAACGGGCTGCACATCGGGCCGCAGCTCGGGATCTACTCCCGGGCGAAGCGGATGTGGGAGGCGCTCCCCGGGCGGGTGCCGCTGTTCTACGCGGACGGCAACCCGAAGATGGCGCCCGATGGGGTGACGCAGCGGACCGCCGAGAACGGACGCTACGTGCCCGTTCCCTGCGTGCGGCAGGACGTGGCCATCGTCGTGCACGTGCGCGACGGGCACGCCAACCCCTACTTCGTCAACCTGCTCGAAGGATGGGAGGCGGCGCAGGCCGCGTACGCGCAGATGCTGCGCGAGCAGCGGGCGAAGCGCGAGCTCGGCGCACCGGGCGCGTGGTTCGTGGCCATGCCCGGCATCAAGGTGCCGGCCGTCGCGCAGACGCTCACCGAGCAAGCCGTGGCGGCCGACTACGCGAACCCGAACCGGCCACCGGACCGGGCGCCGGCCGCCCCCGGCGAGCGCTACGGCGTGCCGGGCGACCCCCTGCAATGGGTGGCCGTGACCGGGACCGATGGCCTCGTGCGCTGGCAGCGGGAAGAGCCCGCAATCGGTACGCAGGTCACGGTAGGCGGGATCGGCTTCACGAAGGTCGACTCGATGGCCAACGTCGCGGCGGCCGGCACGCTCGATCAGACCGACCGTGACGCGATCTCCGCCGTGTGGCAGGCGCCCGACCTGGCGCACCTCGCCCGAACCTTCGAGATCTACACCCAGCAGCTCGGCCGGGCCTGGACGGGCCGTGTGGCCGAGGCGGGCGAGGCGCGCCGGCGGCAGATTGAATGCCCGCAGCGGGCGATGCACACTTCCGGCAAGTGCGCCTGCGGGTGGGCTGCGGGGTTGCCGGCGTGATCATGGCATTGCACGTTTTCGCGCTGGTCCTCGGCGTCTTCGCGGCGATGTCCGCCCTGGCATTCTTCCTGGTCGGCGTACTGCCAGGGCGATCGGCGCCATGGTGGAAACAATACGGGTGGGCTGCGGTGGCGTTTGTCGCCGCCTACCTCCTGATCACGTACGCCTTTACTGGCGATCCTGCTAGGTACCTGCTAGATTAACGGGAGTCCCTCGGGCTCGGCGGAAATCAATGGCCGTGGGGTCCGGGGAGCAAGGGGCGGTAGCTCAGCGGTAGAGCAGGATGTGGCGCTGGGGAGGTTACGACTCCCGGCGTCACGTCCGGGTCGCAGGTTCGAATCCTGCCCGCCCCTCGTCCAGGGCGTTGGCCCACGACACGGAATCCGAATCGAGGAAGCATGACCCACCCGAACCCGTTCGCGCAGAACGTGCCCGCGAACGAGCAGCCGGCGCAGCAGCAGCCGGCGCCGAACCCGTTCGCTCAGCAACAGGCGGCGCCGGCGGCGCAGTCCCCCGCGGCGCCCAACCCGTTCGTCCAGCAGCAGGCGCCGCAGCAGCAGTACGCGGCCCCGCAGGCGTACGCCCCGGCCGCCGCGCCGCCCCCCGCCTACGGGCCGTACGGACAGCCGGCGCAGCAGGCCCCGCAGCAGCAGTACGCACCGGCCCCGGCTCCCGCCCCGCAGCAGCAGTACGCGGCGCCCGCGGCCCTCGGCCAGGCGACCGCCCCGCCCCCGCCCCCGCCGAGCGGCGGGAAGGGTGCGACCGTGCCCGACATGTACGGCCGGCTCGTGCTGATCTTCCCGCACATCGTCCAGACCGTCCCCCGGCGGCCGCAGCACATCACCGACGAGCAGCGGGCCCGCGGCGACGTCAACCAGGAGCGGATGACCGCCACGGTGGTCGTGCTCGACGACGGGCAGGGCGGGATGCAGCCGATCGCCTTCGGTGGCAACCCGCACGTCCTCGGCGGCCGCCCGCACGACCAGTCGGCGCCGCTGCCGTACGTGCGCAAGGGCATGTGGATCAACCAGAGCAAGGTCATCGCGCAGTTGACCGACTACCTGCCCGGGCGCTCGATGGCCGGTCCGAGCGGGGCGCCGGGAGCGGCGGTCGGCCGCCTGGTCAAGGAAGGGCCCGAGCAGAACGCGGCGTGGTATCTGACCACGCCGAACGAGCAGGAACTCGGTCTGGCGAACACCTATCTCGGCCTCGTGGCGCAGGGGCAGTACCCGCACCCCCTGTCGCAGTGAGACTGTCCATCACGGTGGTCGGCCGCCCGGCGCCGCAGGGGTCCCACGACCTCGGCAGCGCCGGGCAGTTCCTCGACTCGTCCCCGTACCTCGCGGCGTGGCGGCAGGCCGTCAGGATCGCCGCCTTTCGGTCGTACTCACAGGTCGGCTACCCGCCCGACGCCCTGCCCGTGTTCGGCCCGGGCGTGCCCGTGATCTTCGAGCGGATCACGTTCTACCTGGCACACGAGCAGTGCCGCGCCGAAGGGACCGACGCCCCGATCGGTAAGCCCGACGTCGACAAGCTGCTGCGCGCGACGCTCGACGCGCTCGGCGGCGCACACGACCCGCGGGCCCACGCCCGCCTGTACGCCGACGACTCGCAGGTCGTCCGCATCCGCGAAGTGGAGAAACTGCGCGCACCGGCCGGAGGCCGCCCGGGCGCGTTGATCATCGTTACCGATGGGAGAGATTGATGGGCAAGATCTACCGCGTTCTCGTGGTCGAGCAGGACGAGCACGGCATGGGCTCGATGGGCGGCGGACGCGTGCTCTTCGAGGCAGCGAGCGGCGACCGCGGGCGGCTGCTGGCGTACGCGCCCACCGAGGTCGAGGCGGCGCTCGGTGGCGAGATCGGCAACGCCATCCCAGACCGGGTCGAGCCGATGCAGCTCGTCGACCTCAACGCGCTCAAGACGCTGGGCGAACCGATGCAGCCCGACGAGCCCGAGGGGGTGCAGCAGCCCGCGGCGCCGCCGGCCGAACCGGTGAAGCGCAAGCGGCGTACGAGGGCCGAGATCGAGGCCGACAAGGCGGCCGCCGAGCTCGCGGCGCAGCAGCAGGCCAACGCTTCCCCGCTCGTCGAGGGCGGACCCGTGCCGCAGGTGGCCGAGGCACCGGCGCCCGTGGCGGTTCCCGAGCCCGCGCCGCCGGCCGACGGGAAGCCGTGGAATCCCTTCGAGCAGCGCTGAGCAGGACGAACGGCCCCGGGACGATGAAAGCCTCGGGGCCGTTCTCTTTGTCGGCCGCCCCTACGGGCGTTCGTTGACCAGCGACGGCGAGTCGTCCTGACCGAAGGGGGCGCTCGCGATGCTCGTGACCACCGAGAGCACGAAGCCGGCGAGCGCGCCCGTGCCGATGGCGGCGAGGGCCGAGACGTCGACCACCCACCCGACGGCCGAGGCTCCGATGCCGGCGACCGCGCCTTGAGCCGCCGTCTTCACGGCGCGCTCGAAGGTCTCTTTCCAGAACTGGCGTTTCATCATGACCGCAGCGTAACCCGCCTGCTAGGAACTGGGGAGGTTTGATGCGCACGTGCGCATGGTGCGAGGGCCCGCTGCCGGCCCGGGCGAGACGCGACGCCTTGACGTGCTCGAAGCGCTGCCGCCAGGCTCGGCACCGCGTCACCGCGGCGGTGCGCGACCCGTCGCGCAGACCCTCGAGGGATGGCGCGACGGGTCTGGCGGCCGCGACGCACGACGTGTCGCGCGTCGACCGGGCACTCCGGGCGCGACGGTTCGCGTATGCCGACCCGCCCTACCCCGGCAAGGCGTTCTACTACCGCGGGCACCCCGACTACGCCGGCGAGGTTGACCACGCCGAGCTGCTATCGCAGCTGGCCACGTACGACGGTTGGGCGCTGTCGACGTCCGCCCGGGCGCTGCCGCAGGTGCTGGCACTAGCCGTCGCGCAAGGACTCAACGTCCGGGTCGCCGCGTGGGTCCGCGGGGCGCGGCCGCATGCGACCGCTCAGCACGCGCTCAACGCATGGGAGCCGGTGATCTACGTACCCGTCGCGCTCGCCGGCGAAAGCGAGGCGTCGCGCGGCGCCGGCGAAGGGCGACGCCTCGACGTCCTGACGCATGGCGTGGCACCGATGACCACGCTCCCGGGGCGCGTGATCGGCGCGAAGCCGGCGGCATTCTGCCGGTGGATGTTCAGCCTCATCGGCGCGAGCCCGCAGGACACCCTAGACGACCTCTTTCCGGGCTCGGGCATCGTCGGCCAGGCCTGGCGAGCGTACGTGTCGTGCGGCGATCGCACTCCTGCAGGCGCGACGGCTTAGCGCTTCGGTGCCCGCGGCGTGCAGTGATTGGTAACGCGCACGTCCGCGATGGCGGCCGCCAATTTCTTGCCGGCCTCGCTCGGCGGGGCCGCGGCGGTGTACGCGTCGTCCAGGATGATGAACACGCGGCACAACGCCTGCTCGCTGGCCAGCCGTGCCTGCTCGCTGGCAATGCGAGCCGCGCGTTCCCGCTCGATCGAGCGCTGGTTGACCCGAAGGCTGACGACCAGCACGAGCATCGAGACGGCCACGGGGACGATGACGACGACCGCCCACGAATACCAGGCGGGCAGGCGGCGAGCGGTCATCCACTTGCGCAGCGGCATGCGCGTCAGCCCTTTCCGATCACGTGCTCGACGACGAGCCCGAAGGCGACGAGGCTGCCGAGGGATCCGGCGGCGGCGAGCCGGCCATACCAGTGCCAGCGCCAAACTTCGAGGCCAGTACCTGACCGACCCCGGGGACGCTGAGCATCGCTCCCGCCAGCCAAAGGATCGGCTCGCTTACCTCCTGCGGCGGGGCGAACCCGATCCCTGCCTGCTTGAAGATCAGCAGCCACGGGAAAGTGAGCGCTACGAAGTCGCGCAGGACCGTGAACCATCCCGGGGGTGGTTGCTGCTGCACGCTCACTCATGATCCACCGATCTGGGCTCTCGCCGGGGTAGCCATGCGCTCAAGCTACCCGACAGCCGCCCCGCTCAAAGACGTCCCTTGCCGAAACGGCCCCCTGCGAGAGGAGGCCGTTAAGAGAAACATAAAGGTTCAGGTATCAGTCTGACAGGGGTGCGGGTGCTTACTTCGGCGCCGCCAGGTCGGTCAGGGCGGCGACGATGCCGGCCTTGAGCTCGTCGGCCGAGATCGCGCCGTCTCGGTCCTCGGGCAGGGCCGCGATCACGGACGCCGTGAGCGGGCCGACGAGCTCTCGCACGAGGTCCTCAACGTTGACGCGGCCGGCCGTGATGAGCGGCGCCAGGGTGGCGATGACCTTCGCCGCGGCGCTGTTGGCCTGCACGTCGCTGTACGCCTGGTAGGCGCCGGCACTGGTCTGCTTGGCGCCGGCCGCATTCGGCCCATCGGGACGGGTGAACTGATACGCCCAGACCTCCCGGGCGATCGCCTTCATCGTCGCTGCGTCCACTTCGTCACTCTCCTGCTCGTACGCCGCGAGGATCCCCCACGACGAGGTGTTGTTCTCGGGATTGCTCGCGCCCGAGCCGCTGCCGTACTCGAATGAGACGTGGAAGTGCTCAGTGTGCTGGTCCGCGCCGTCGTAGACGGCCTGCACGAACGCCCACACGCCGTTGACCTTGCGCCACTGCCAGATGCGACCCTTGAAGATCACATACTTGACGCGGCGCTTGGCGTACCCGGCAGCCCGGACGTTGGTGACGATGAGCTGGACGATCCGCTCGGCGCCGCCCTTGATCAGCCACGGCCCTCGGGCGTCGAGGTCGCGAGCGTGCACCTCGGGGATGTTGTCGGCGTCGCTCGACGATCCCGTGTTCCCGACCTCGTCGCGGTTGTGGTCGGAGACCCTCTCCTGATGGGCGGTGTCGCCGATGGTGCCGTCCTGCGCCTTGTTGCGCTTGGGGCTGCCGACGGCGTTCACCTCGCGCAGCAGCGACGTCGAGACCGGGAGGGAAAAGACGGGGGTGGGCGCCATGATTCGAGCGTACGTCAGTCAGCCGCTTCGAGCGTGAGGATGCGGGGCTGGCCGCCGGAGCCTCGCGCCTGGCCCGCGGTGTTCGTTCCGCCGTTGCGGCGAACGGCCAGGACGAAGGTCTTGTCGCCTGTCGTGGCGGCTGTCCAATACGTCCACACATTGACGACGTGCCCACCGTTTGCCACGGATGCGTAGAACGTTCCGTACACGAGCTGCGTCCCGGAAACGGAGTCTTCGAGCAGCAGCACGAAGAACGCGTTATCGGCCGTCACCGCGGTCATGGGGACAACGGCGCTCAGCTTGTAGCGCCGGCCGGTCTCGACGGGAACGGTGATGCTGTCGACGAGCGTGTTGGACGTGGCGGTGACCGAGGGCCCGTCGGACGTCTGCACGCTGGGCGTGCCGATGACGCGCTGCTGCGCCCGGTTCATATCTGCGGCGAGGATCGGGTCACCGGCGAAAACGGTCATGGGTGCATTCTCCCCTGCCTAGAGGCCGTACTTGGCCGGCGGCGCGATGCGGACGGGCGAGCCGAGCGGTAGCGCCTTCGGGAAGCCGTCGATGGCGCGCTCAAGCGTGAGTAGCTGCCGGGAATTCTTGACGTCCGTCCGCACGGCGTCGATGTCGTCCGCGTAGAGCAGCGTGCCGTTGGTCGGGTTGTCTTTCATCTCCGGGCCGTACTCGATGCGGGTGGTGCTGGCCGGCGCCGTGCCGCTTACTTCGATCTGCGTCCAGGTGTTCGCCGTGACGGCTACCTGCATGATGGCCCGGTCGAGGAAGGTCACCCCGTTGTACCAATCCAGGCACATCAATACGTTACGGGACACTGAGCACCGTACCCACCCCGTAATGGTGTGCTGCTGCCCCGGCGCCGCGTCGAGCGTGAAGTTGTTGCGCAGGTACGTTCTGGCCGGGGAGCCCGAGGTGGTCAGCAACGCGGAATGCGTTCCGCGGTGGGCCTGCGCAGTGGAATCCGCGAGCGAGCCGCCACCGACATACCAGCCCGAGCCGATGCCCTGCTCGAAGGTCCCGTCCTGAGCAGCCACGCTGTCCGGGAGCGTGGCCCCGAGGACGCGGTTGAGCTGCCCGGCGATCTTGACGACGTAGGGCACGTTCGTGGCCGAGTAGAACCCGAGCCGATCGGCGCAGACGATGTCGATCGTGTCGTCGCTGTCGGTGAAGTCGTGGTTCACGCTGGCGATCGCGTCGTACCGGTACGTGGGGTCGTCGTAGGCGCCGATGATCCAGGGCTGCGACGGCGAGCAGGCGAGCTCGACCTCCCATTTGTAGTTGTTGATGGTCTGGGTGTAGCCCTCGATGATCAGGTCGATGACCTCGCCCGCGAGTTGCTTGATCGGCGGGTTGGACACGGTGATCCGCGAGCCGACGCGGCAGGCGAGCCACATCGGGATGAGCTCGGGGTGCGCGATGAGGTCGATGGTGATCCGGGGCCAGCGCAGGATGTCGGCGCGGTCGCGATTCAGGAGCCACCACGCGAAATCCGGCAAGCGGAAGTCGTAGGCGATATTCAGCTCAGTCGAATCGTCGTACGTGCCGGCGGCCTCGATGGAGTCGACGTCGGCCACCGTGACCGAGCTGCCGTCAGTTCGGCTCACCGTCCACTGATTGCGGAAGCGCTGGTCGTCGTCGGTCGGCTCGGGAGCCTCTTTGAGGTGCCCGAGGGACCAGTCCAGGGCCATCGAGACCGGGACGTTGTAGCGGCGCTCCCGGGGGACATACATGAGGGCGTTGCCCCGCTCACACAGCACGCCCTGATCGGCCGCCTCGCACTCGCGCAGCAGGTCAACGAGTTTCATCGAGCGTTGCCGGCCCATCGGCTCGGAGTCGCCGGCGAGGACATAGGAGGGGACGTTGTTCTCGCCGCAGAGGCGGCCGATCCGGTCGGCCGCGGGCTCTGCCCGGTAGCCGTCGGCCACGAGGACGAAGGTGTTGTCGACGAAGGCGAAGTCGTTGTCGCCGAACCACAGGTGTCCGACGGCCATCGAATCGGTAGCGCCGATGATCGAGAAACTGTCCGGCTTGCTCGACGACCCGGTGTAGGTGTCGTCGGAGAAATAGAAGGTGCCGCCGTCCCCCACCTCGTGCCACAGCAGGGTCACCGTGGTGTTGCCTCCCGAGACGTTGGTCTCAAGCTGCATCGCGATCCACTTGGTGGGGTCGACTCCCCAGGTGGTGCCCGCGTTGGCGATGGTGTTGCCCTGGTAGTCGTAGCCGGCCCAGTTCATGTTGACGCTGTCGACCACGAGGGACCACCGGCGCATGGTTCCCGAGCAGTTCATCGAGACCATCTCGACCGTGCCCGCGGGGAGGGCGGACAGCCGGAAAAACCACAGCGCAGACCAGCCGTTCGCGGTCGGCTTGCTACTGATCTTGAAACTGATCTGTGACGACCCGAGCGTGTTGAGTACCGCGGTGGGGGCTGAGCCGCCCAGGTCGTCATCACCGCCGAAGGACACGTCGCGGATGCTGGCCGAGGGCCCGCCGTTTGCCTCGCCCGCCTGCTGCGCGCCGCTGGCCTCCTCAAGCGGGTAGTAGGTGAAGGTCGGGCTCTGCGCGCCGAGCAAGCTACGGAGTGGGCTGTTAAGGGGGCTGCTGCCCTGCGAGAGGCGTCGGAGGATGCCGGCCCCGGAGAGGGGCAGGGTGGAGTCCTTCCCGCTCTTCTCGGGCCATTTGGGCGACCACTCCGGGACGTTGCCTGTCCACAGGATGTTGGTGATCGCGACGTCGTCGACTTTGGCCGTGTAGGTGCCGGCGTTGGTGTTGATCCGCCAGAGCAGCAGCCCCGCCTCGGATCCCTCCACCGTTTCGTCGATGGTGACGCCGTGCCAGGTGTCCGGCTCGTCGGCCAGCGCCCCCGTCCACGCCTTGACCATGACGTAGGGGCCGTCGGCGCGTGCCTTGCCCCACACCTTCGTGCCGGCCGAGTAGGTGACTCCGGTCGAGGTGAGCGCGAGAGTCTCGGTAAGGGTGCCTTTCCAAAGCCGCTGCACCTTGACCGAGATGGTGCCGGCGGGCGCGAGCTCGACGTGGGCCCGGATGTAGTTGTTGATGTCGGTGTGCCGCAGCAGGCCGGCCGACACGAAGTTGGCGCCGGTCGGCAGGACGTCGAGCGTGGTGGACCAGACGACCTCGACGTCCGGCGAGCCGGCGCCAACGAGAACGGCGCGGGTGGCGTTGTTCGTGGGCAGCACGGCCGTGGCCTGCGTACCGTTCACGCCGTAGGTGCCCGCGACGTTCGAAGTCGTCCACACGAATCCGTCCGGGCTCGTCCCCCACGAGCCGGAGACGGTCCGGGTGAACGGATCCGCGGCGCGGTCAAGCAGCGTGCGCAGCGGGGTGCCGCGCCCGATCTGCCCCCACCACTGACCGAGGATGTTGCGGGGCGAGAGGCGCCCGTCGCGGTTGTCCATGGTCGCGCTGTAGGAGCCGGCCTCGACCTCTTCGGCCTCGTCGTCGCGGCCGGCTCCGATGACGATGTCGACTTTCTGGCGGCGCTTGCCGGCATCCACCCAGGTCCACAGCGACGGGTCGCCCGCTGGGTTGGCCCCCGGGGCGATCTCGGTACGGGGCTTCACCCTGCCCGTGATGGCCGAGGTCATGCGAGCACCACCTGTCCCCCCTTGCCGCCGTTCTTGACCCGGAAGCTCTTGCGGATCCAGCGGCGGAACTCCTGCTCGCCACCGGGCACGATCTGCACGATGACGGGCCGGTCGTCATCGCCGCCGAGGCTGGGCAGGTCGGACAGCGGGGCGACGACCTCGTCTTCGCCACCTTCGGCGACGTTGACCAGCGAGCCGCCGGCCGAGGCCCGGACGATGCCGCCGTCGGCGAGCTGGGGAATCGGTGGCACGCCGATGGTGCCGCCGCCGAAGGTGTGGCCCAGCACGCTGAAAGAGGGGATCGAGAAATGCAGCCCGTTCCACTTTCCGATCACCCAGTTGATAGCGGACTTGAATCCGGCCTTGAGCCCGTCCCACATCGACGAAAGGGCCCCGCGAACCTTTCCGGGGATGCTGCGCAGGAAGGTCACGAACGACGTGAACTTGTTCACCATCCAGAGAATGGCCTTGGCCGCCCACAGCATCAGCGTCTTGTAGATGTTGATCCAGAACGTGAAATACGTCTTAATGGCCAGCCACACGCCCCTGGCAAAGAGAACGATCTTGTTCCACAGCGAGACGAAGAATCCGGCGAACGGCCCGGCGAACCACGCACCGACCGCCTTGAGAAACCCCCAGATCGCCTGCCACGTATTGACGAAAAAGTCCTTGAAGGGCCCCGCGAACCACGCACCGATCATTTTGAGGAAACCCCACACGGCCCCCCAGATGGTCTGGAAGAACTGCGTCTTGGTGGCGAGGTAGATGATGACGGCGACGAGGGCGGCGACCGCGGCGATGATGAGCGGGATGCCGCTCGCGGCCATTGCGGCGGTCCAGGCCCATTGCGCAGCAGCGACGATGCCGATGGCGACCGCCAGGGCGCCGAGGCCGATCGCCAGGGGCTTGACCCATGAGCTGTTTCTTTGCAGGAAGCCGAACGTGGCCTCGATCGCGGGGATGGCCTTGACGAGGGTGTCGGTGAGGGCGCTCTGCGCCTGCCGCTTGAAGGATTCCAGCTTGGCGCCAGCGCTGTTTTCGAGGCGGTCGCCGGCCTTGTCTGCGGCGCCGGCGAGCTTGCCGAGCCCGGTCACGGCGGTCTTGGGGTCGAGCTTGAAGAGCGCCTCGCCGAGATCCTCGGCCTTGGTGCCGAACAGACCCACGGCGGCCGCCTGCTGCTTGACGGGGTCTTTGATGGCCCGCAGCTTGTCGAGGACGAGCCCGAGGGCGCCCTCGGCCCGGTCGCCGCCCGCGGCGAAGTCCGCGGCGGTCTGCTTGGCGTTGAGCCCGAGCGCCTTGTAGGCGTTCGTGGTCGTGGTGCTGCCGTCGATCGCCCGGATCGAGATCTCTTTGAGCGCGTCCGCCACGGTGTCCGCGTCACGGGCGCCGCCCTTGAGGCCCTGCGAGAGCAAGCCGAGGGAGGTGTCCCCGTCGATGCCCAGCTTGCGGAACTGGGTGCTGTATTCGGTGAATGTATCGAGCAGGTCGTCGGCCTTGTTGACGCCTTTTTCGACGCCCCTTTGGATGACGTCGAAAGCCTCGTCGGCGTTCTTCGCCAGGCCCGTCTTGAGCATGGTTGAAACGGCGGTGGCAACTTCCTTGGTCGAGGATTCCGTGGTCTTGCTCAAGGCGACGAGCTTGTTGCTCACGCCCTGAATGGCCGCGTCCCCCGCGTCCTCGGGAATGAGTTTGTTCTGCCAGACGTCACGAATCGCCCCGGTGGCTTCCTCGAAAGAATCGGCCACACCCTTCGCGTAGACGGCGCCCGCGTTCTGGCCCATCTGGGAGGCGAACTCGTCGCTCCCACCGAGCTGGGCTTCGAGCAGCGCAAGAGGCTTTGAGCTCTCGACGACCGAATCGATGCCCGCGAGCAGGGCGGCGCCGACCGCCGCGCCGCCGATGGCGGCCGCCTTGGTGACGCCGGCCCACGTCTTCTTGAGCTTGCCCTCAACCTCGCCGGCGCCCTTGACGACCTCTCTGGTGTCCAGGCCGATTTCGATGAGCAGATCGGCGAGCGTCGACATCGGCCTAGCCTCCCATTGCCTTGTGGATCCGCTTCACGGCGCGCAGCATGTCGTCACCGGACATCTCCCCTTGCGGCACCGGCGCCCTCCTCTCCCACTTCGGCATGAACTGCTCGGCCTGGTAAGGGCGTTGCCTCTTACTGCGGTTCACGTTCGCGATGACCGAGGCGAGCATTGCGAACAGGGTGTCGAATCGCTCTTCACCGATCGGTCCGGCAACCGCTTCGTACGCCTCCCACTCGGTGAGCTCGTGGGAATCGATGCGGGCCAAGAGCTCCTCGACCGTGCACCCGAGCGCGAGCGCTAGTCGGAAGTACCGTCGTCGCTCGGGTCGTCGCCGAAATTTTCGGTGAGCTTTTCCACGTCCTCCCGCGACATGCCGGAGAGCCGACGAGCCGCGTCGAAGATCCTCTCGATGGGGGCCGCGTTCTTGCGCCCGAGTGCGCGCACGTCGTCGGCCGTGAACAACTGCCGGCCGTCAGCGTCGACGACGGCGAGGACGACCATCTTGGCCCGGGCGTTGGCGAGATTGAGCTTCCGGTCGTTGCCCCGGTCGCTCACGAGCGACGCCTCGTAGGCGTCGCGCTGGGTGCCGGTGAGCGAGCGCACCCTCACCTTGCCGCCCCACTCCGGGCACTCCACGGCATCGTACTTACGGTCGTCGGCGTCCAGGATGGCGTCACGCCCGAGGAAGCCCCCGGGCGCCGCATCCGTGCTGGTGACGTTCTCGTCGGTCATCTCTCTCCCTTGTATTACTATCCGGTAACTCAGCTACCGGTCGGTGCCAGCGTCGGCTTGCCCGTGATCTTGATCGTCATGCTACGGGCCATCTTGTCGTCGTACGGGAACTCGTCGCCGAGGTCGGTCATGACCCCCTTGATCGTCCACGTGTACTCGTCGTCGGTGCCCGGCAGGATCACGATCTGGTAGTTACGCGGCGCGTCGTCGTCGAAGTCGTCGTCGAGGTCGTGGGTGGTCTCGGCGGGGTCGTAGTTGATGTCGAGCTGGACCTCTCCGCCGTCCTTGAGGCCGCCGATGAACTCCATCCAGCCGCCCGGGCTGTCGTGCGCCGTGACGTCGATCGTCTCCCGCTTGCGGTCGGGGCCCGAGATGTTGGTGACGTTGGCGATCGTCTCGAAGGTGTTGCCGGGGCTGAGGGTGGTGGCGCGCTTAAAGAGCGTGCCGAAGCCGTCGCGACCGCTCAAGGCGGGCCTCCCTAGGTGAGCTGCTGAGTCTGCAACCTGAATCTTAGAACGTGATGCCTGATCTGCGGGTCGGGGTCTTCGAGCGCCTGGTCGAATTCCTGGCGGATCGTCACGCACTTGTGCCCGTCGGCCGCCAGCAGCGCGCTCATCGCCGCCGCCTGATGATCGAGCGAGGCTGTGATGGCGTCCGCGATGGCCTGCCCCTTGGCGTTGCTCCGCTCCTGCGTCCATACGTGGATCGTCTCGGTGACCTCGCGGCCCTTCGAGGTGTGATCGTTATCGGGGATCGACAGATGATCGCCCACCCGGACATAGGGCTTCGGCTGCTTTTCGGGTGGCTGATCGACCACTGCGGGGGTCGCAGGGGTGATGCCGCTGATCGGCGCGAGCAGCCCCGTCAGCGTGGCGTCGGCACGGAGACGGGCAACGATGGCCCGCTGAATCGGTGTCGCCGGGTTGCGCGTCGGACTCGTCATAGCTTCCCCAGCTCGACCTTGATCTCATCACGTACGCGTTGCGGGAACCGCCGCCGCGCCCGCTCGGCGGCAGGCTGCGCGAATGGCTGCGCAGGGGTGTCCTCGGTGCCGTGCTCGACGAATCCCGCGTGCTTCGATGTGGCCACGGCCCGGCCCGTGATCGTCTTGGCGTCGTACTCGGCCTGCATATGGTCTTGCAGGTCGCCGGTGTCCCGAGGGGCGCCTCGTTTCATGTCGTCCCTGGTCTCCTCGGCCTCGGCCTTGACCGCTCTCGCGCCGGCGGCCTTGACGACCTCGGGCAGCTTGCGCAGTTTCTTTTCAAGGTCGTCGATGCCGACGATGTTGACGTTCTGTCGCCTGCCCAGGGACACGGCTACCGCCCCGTACGCTGCGCGTCGCGTCGCATCGCGCGCAGCTCGGCGAGGATGTCCTGCATCACCTTCGTCAAGGTCTCGATGGCCTTGGCCTCTTCACTCTTCGGCATCGCCGGCCGCCGCGGGGCGAGGGGCCGCGCGCCGCGGGGCGCGCTTACGCGGTCGGTCGGCGGCCGGCGGCTCGGGAGCCGTCGCGTCTGCAGCCGACTGGTCAACGGACGACGGATCCTCCACGCGCGACCGGTCGAGGATGTCGCTCACGAGCTTGGCAAGCCACCCCTCGGTGGTCGTGTCGAGGTCGGCCGGCACGAGGCCGCGGGTGTGCAACCCCTCGACGATGGCGGCGAGCTGCACCCGGTAGCCCTCGGCGATGGCCTCGACCTCGGCGACCTTTTCGGGCCACGAACCCCGGTCGTCCCTGCCGCCCGCGGAGGGGCCGTCGTGGTCGTTGCCCTCGTACGGCAGGTCGATGGCGTACGGGGAGAACAGCTCGGGGTGCGCCTGCACGAGCGGGTGGCGCGCGTCCCCCAGCGTGCGCCCGCGGGCCAGGCGGTACTTCGCGCCGTCCGGCCCCTCCGCCAGGCCGTTGCGCGTGGCGACGACGATTTCAGTGGTCATGCCCTCTCTCCCGTCATGCGTGCGGTCACCGCCGCCACGTCGGCGGCGAGCCCCCCGTCTCGCTTCCATGCACGATACGCCCGGCGGTCGGTCCGGTACTGCGCTTGACTGTTGACCCGCTCGTACTGCTCGTCCGTGGGTGCGCGCTGGCCCGCGTACGGGTTGAGATGGTCGATGAGCAGGTCGGCCCGCCAGGTGTAGCAGCCGGCCTCTTTCGCCAGCAGCCGGATCGCGTCGTCGCAGTAGAGGTGCTCGACCGGGGCCGGCACCATCCGGCCGTCGAGGGCCCGGATGATGTCCGTGGTCATGGCCCACTGTGTCGGCAGGTCGTCGGGCCGGTGGCCGTCGGGGCAGGACACGATGCCCGTGCCCGCCTCGGCCAGCGTCTCGCGGTAGGCGGCCGCCCAGCCGACCGTCCGCGGCCGGTGGTCGTCGCCCATGAACCCGATGGCCCGCGGCTCGCGGGTGAGCATCAGGTAGAAAGCGGCCTTGTTGAGCTTGGGCACGAGCTGCTCGTGGTGCGACGCGTCGAGCCATGTGACGCCCCGGTGAGCGGTGCTCATGAACCCGATGGCCTCGGAGTAGTCGTCGAAGGTGGGGTCGTCACGATCGACCACGAAACACAGCTCGGCGCCGTCGTCGAAGGCTCCGGTATCCCGGAACGACTCGACGAGCGGAGCGACGTTGTGGGGGCGCGAGCGCGTGGGCACGATGATGAGCACGAGGGGAAGCATAGATCGGTCGCGAAAATTGAAACGTGTCAAACCAGCCCAAAACGGTGGGACCCCGTAGGGCCCCACCCTGATCAGTACTGGTCAACCACTCGAATGGTCCGGGTGGCCCCGAACGGTGCGCCCAGCCGGGCCGTCTCACGGCGGCTGTCGAGCTGGTCCGCGGGGATGTGGGGGACGATCTCCCGGGTGTTCGTCTCGCGACCGTCCTGGACGGTGGTGGTCCGGATGATCATTCGGTAAGTCGCCATCTCGATCTCCTCGTCTCTCTCTCCCTTGTATGGATAGTCTACCGCACAAAAATCATTCTGTCTAGCCCCTAGACAGAATCGCTTCAGGTGCGCTAAGCTAGCTCTACAAGCAAGGGGCAAACAAGGGAGATAGAAATGAACTTCGAACTCGGCGACAAGGTCAAGCGAGTCGGCAGCGAGGCCACCTGGACCATTACCCGCACGTTCCCCCGTGGGACCGTCGGCGCCACCCTCGACATCCAGACCCCCGGGTCGGGCGAGTTTTACTACCGCAAGATCACTAAGGGGCAGCGTTCGCGCTGGACCGCGGCTTGAGCCGCCAGGCATAAAGGGGCCCCCGTAACAGGGTGCCCCTTTATTTCGTCTACCCCCTAGACAGAATCATCCACACACGGTACCTTAGTCATAGTGGGAAAGGTGTCTCGCCATGGAAACGCAAATGATAGTCGGCAACGAGCTCGCCGCTGAGCTTGCCGAGCTACAGGCCGTCCGCGCTCGCGTGCTCGCCGAGCAGGAAGCCCTGCACGACCGGACCGAGGCCATGGTGCTCAAGCTGCGCCCGCGGTTCGCCGTTCGCCTGGTCGCGTCGTGGCTGGACATCTCGCCCGCCCGCGTCTCCCAGATCGAGCTGCGGGCGAGCCGCGCCGGGGATGCCTAGGCGTCGCTCCCGGGATGCCACGCAAAGTACGGGTGGTCGATGTGCGGCCGCCCGGGCACGCGCAGGATCCTGGCCGGCTCCCGCCACGCCGTGGTCTCCTCGCGATAGAGGTAGTAGTACATGATCTTGTCGATGTAGACCTCGGTCGCGAGGAACTGGCGGACGCGCTTCACCCACACACGGTCCTCGGCGCGCCCGGGACGCACGAGGAACTGGGAGCGCACCGCCAGATCGGTCCGGATCGGGTCGATGTGCGTGACGTCACGGTAAAGCTGACCGTCGAAGGTGCGTCCCCATTTGCCCCACCTGAGCGAATGG